AACCGCGATATCTCGCTCGTGTCATTAACCACGGGCATACTACCCATGTCAGAGGACCCGACCGACGGAACGCTATCTTGCGTCATAATAGCGTCCATTGCCACCGACTTGGTAGCATCCAGTAAAGTAATAACGTTATCTCCCTTAGTTTCTTCCATAATAATTTTAAAAAGTGGTGTGTAGGCACCAATCGTACTGAAATAATCAGCATAAATAAACATTAAAATATACAAACACGCACTATTTTACAATATACAAACATGGACAATATACAATATGCAAACATGTATCATATGCACTAACCTACACTACCTACACACCGACCTCCCACCAATCGGTGGTTGACACCACGGGCGCGACCTTGTCAGGAGACAAAAGACTACTCGTGATTGCGGCGAGGTCGGGCAAGAGACCCTCGCGCGCGATAGAATCTTCGACGCGAGGTAACAAAGCACTAAGAAGTTGTTCACGCATAGAACCAAAACCTTCTTCGCGCTCCTCCACCAATGCGCGCACGTAAAAGAGTCGCAATGCTGACTCGGCAGTATTGCGCCGAGCCTCGAAATCAGAATTGCGCTCGAACGTGAGGCACTTCCGAACGGAAGCCTGGGCAACCATGCCAACACGACGCTTCAGCTGGGGGACATAAGTGTCAACACACTTAAGGAATGACACCTCGCTGACAGAGTAGCTTGGTGGAAAATAGGCCGACCCCTTGTCAATAGGGCCAAACATCATCCCCAAACGATCCGCGGCATCGCGGACGTCGTGGTTGGTAATCGCCACCACACCAGGTACACTACGCACAGCACCCAGCACGTCATCGCCATATGTGCTCAGACGAATGCTCCTCTGAAAAGGATACAACCCGTCATCACCGGGAGATACGAAGTCCACCGGATTCTTGGTGTAATAGGCGATGCGGTGGACCAGGCTATTCACCAAGGAATTGATCCAGGTCGTGATCGCAACTCCAGAGGGATTAGTACCATCGGCACGAACAACCATGCCCAACACAATATAGATGGGATTCGTCATATTCCTTCCTATCCCAGACATCAATCGCAGCGACTCACGGTCCCAAGTGGCAGCGCGGCCCAGGCCTTCGATGACGGAATACGCACGTCCAATCAAACGGCTATGAATAGAATTGTCATAATTGGAGTAATCGCCGGCAAGCCGCTCGCTCGCGTTGTACTCGTCAAGATGGTCCATCAGCTGCTCCCAGTCAGCAGACAAGCAATCCATACCCACTGCACACTCCGACCCCAATCTGTCCTGTTTCATAATGGACAGCAATGGGGCATAGAGTTGGCGTATGAGAATGTTCCAGCTCATCATGCCGACAAAAAACACCCGGATCTTCTCCTTCGACATGTCGACCGACTCGTCCTTCAGCGCCGCACGAAAAACCGCAAGGTCAACCTCTCCAGAGAGTAACCGCGTGCGAAGATCTTCGATCTGAGCAAGAAGTTCGGGACCAGGATAATAATTAAGCTGTCGTCCAGGGACCAAGTAGTCGTCCTCAGTCGGGTGGTAAAGCGCACAGGCGCCGTCACCGCACCCACCAGCAACACACGCCAGCTGGAAAAAACTCGATTTCTTCCCTTTAAAACCAAAACCGGGAGATGTGTCCAAAGGGTACGGACCAATATCTCCCCGTCCGTTGATGGACTCGAACAACGACATCGGGCCAAGTCCTCCGCGATGTCGCTCGACGAGCTCCCCAAGCTGGCCTGCCAAGTCCTCAACAGCCAACCGCTCTGCGTTCGTCTCGGGCACAAGTTTACGTTCCATCCGACCGACTGTGCGGGCAAAATGTTGCGTAGACGTGGGATTGGGAGGCGTCTTGTGAGCAACCGGCCCAAGTTGTTCCATAACAGCTGGCAAATCACAGAATGGTGACACCTTCAGCCGCGAGCGAAACGAGTTCAACGAACTCGTATTAACGCCCTGGGCATCCGTCAACACACCCAATGATACAACGCCCTCGACTGCCGTGGGTAGGTCGGGGTGGACGCGGTTCGGGGATAGCCGCGTCTCTGGGGCCATCCCAAACAGCGGCGCAGCGCTGTAAGTTTGCACGCTCTGAAGGGCATCAACAGCAGCCGCGACAAGTCGGTCGGTAATCGGAGCGATCGCCAAACTATATTCGGCGCCGAGCGCCACTCGGCCGGCCATCACACCGGCAAGGTAAGCTCCTCCACCCGAACCCTGACTCGTTCGGACAAAATACGGTGAACCGCAATCACCTTTCTCCGTGGTCACCGCACACTTCGTCCCTATCATTTTAAGAGGGCCAGGGGCACCCTCAAACCGACAGGAGATAAGGTGGGGCAATCCAAACGTCTGCGCTTGAACAAGACTCAGCTTACCCACAGCGTCCAACAACCCCCGCTTACACTCCATCGGCGCGCGCAACAAACTCAACGTAGAGTCGCGGATCGGCATGCGTTGACCGCTACCCATGGCGTGAAGCCACTGAAACGGCATCAAATACCCAGTGACATCGACTTCGGCAGGCCCGTTCAACTTCAAGAACATGATGTCGCACTTATCATAACCAGGAGTCCATAAATTTGCGAAAGGAACTGTGTGGGTCTGCGGTGTACCTTTGAGACGTGTAAACACCACGTCAAACTGGCCCAATCGTCGCGCCTCCTTCAATATGGGATGGAACGTGTGGTAATTGCCAACATACAAGCCGGTCTTCAAGGGGGTCAAAATGGCAATAGACACTGAGTGGCCCGCGTTCATCGTAACGTAAATAGCGTTGCGAGAAACAGCAGCACTCAAATTTGCGACCGTAGTTGTAGTGGGGGCCTCTGGCGCAGGAGGACCACCTTGTACGACATCGGCCTTCTCTCCCATAGTAAATTCAACGATACCTTGCTGCTCTGCAACGGGTTTTTTCCCCCCACGCAAAGCCAGCCACGCGAAGAAAGCAACACCACTTGCAAGGCCAGTAGCACCTATGGCCGTGCGAGAAACAACACGGCGCGCGGTAAGCCCAAAACGATAACACGTATATAAGTGGATAAGTAAGGGAATGCTACACACCGGGTGCAAGCACGCGAGCACAACTAATACGAGGTGGGCGGCCATCAACATATCAATCTCCTTGGCTACACTACGCGCAATTGTCTTCAAAGATCCCAATGCGGGATCAAAGTAGTAACGAACATCCGAGATGAGCTGAGCACGCCTCACCTCGCGGGCGCGCTTTGCACGATCTGCTTCGAATGATTCCATCGTACGCGCGTACAAATATTCCGAATGCGACAGATACCGCTGTGAGTCAACACCGGTACTCCCAGAAACCGGGCTCTCATACGCTGGCACTCCCGTAAACGAATCATCCACGGCAGCACCAGGACTATTTACCGGCTCAGAGCCGTCAGGTAATCCCTCTGCAGGCACACAAGGGAACATCTGGTGTTCCGCACGCACCTGGGCGTCACTCGACATGCGCCGTAAAGCATCAATGTCATGATCCACGTGGGCTTGACCATCAATGGAAGCAGCCAACTCACGCTGCTTATCAAAATAAGCAACGGAATCGCATTCCAAAAATGCCAAAAGGGCGAAGATGTCGCAACCCTTATCCAACCCCTCGCAGTAGACCTTGACCATACCGGCATCGTTCTCCGCGGGTATCCAACGGTAAACATCAAACGTCCACACGTCAGTCATGGGGAGTGAATAATCACCCGCGGGGTCGAGACCCGAGCCGCCGCGCACACGAAACCGGTCCCGCACTGTCGGCTCGACGAACCAATTGAACCTGCGCAAGATCGACACAGGCTCATTGGAATGAACGTGTGCCCCAAGAGATAACACGTTAGACGTCGCAACGACAACACGAGGATTCCAGAAGATCTTGCCTTTACTGGCGAGATCCGCCTGGTTGGTTGGCGTCATGACGTTGTTGATGGTATCAATGATAATGGCAGTTGGTATACACGGCAAAGCGCACCCCTGAGTCGGTCTCTGGTTGCACAAGTCGTCAAGCACTACAACTCGCTTACTCATATCATAGCCAGACGCGAACTTATCAGTAGGCTGCTGGATATAGATATCGGTCTTGCTAAGCGGAGCACCACCGTCAGCGCGTATCACGCGATCGGCGACGAACCTGGTAAGAACAGACTTACCAATACCAGAGCCACCAACGATAGCGACGGCGTACGGAGCCTCGCGGAACTGACCGGACAAGTTATTAACAACCTCATTGTACATGGTATTCACCAAGACTAGATGCTGTTTAACCTCAACCGGCACAACGCGCGTTTTGGCCTCATCCGCAAAACGCCTATGCACAGATGCAAGCGCTCTCACGAACGCGTCGCGATCCAAAAAAGCGCTATTTGGATATTGTCCTGTCTTGTGCAGATCATATGCCGCACGCACCGCGACGAAGTCCTCAAATAACGATGACTTACGTACGAGAAACGGAGCAAGTGACTTCGCGGCAATCGCCGCGCTAACAGCAGACACAACAACGGGAACGGCACGAACAAGCAAGTCAACAGCGTCATCAACAGTGTCACACTTGCCGACGCCTGATAATCTCTTGGCGCATGAAAAAATGCTGGCAACCGGAGCGTTCCCCCCTTTCGCATGGGTTAACGTCCATCCGGCGGCAACCACCAACACGAGTGCATTGACCACAGTGCCAGGAGAAAGGTCCAAACCTCGAACTTTCTTCAGCATGTCACCCACCTTTACGGCATCCCATTCAGGAAATGCCTGGTGCTCGGCGTCAAAAGCCGTTGAGCTGTCTACGGGCGCAGTACGACCAGTAGTCTGAAATGCCGTCACAAAGGCTACGACGGCGGTGCTCGCTGATAAGTGGTTGAAAATCTCACAAGCCATCTTCCTGCACGCAGGCGAAGATATCATCATCCCCGCACCGCGGACAATCAGATACTCGCGCCGCTTTTCGGCCGGAACGAGAGAGAGCGCATACAAATCAGCGCACATACGGGCGATCATGGGACCATGCACCTTCAACTGGTCAAGTATGTTCGATGCGTCGCCCACGCCATACTTAACGGAGAACTCGAATCCTTTAGACATCATCCAGGCGTCTTCAGAATCGAAAAACATCCCCTGGTGCTCAGCAGGGAACACTTGATCAGAGGACGGTTGGGTACGCCGCGCAGCATAATCGTGCTCTGGACGAAAAATCTCCATCCAGCGAGAGTTCAACTCGCCTTCTGAGCCTTGCAACATCACTACACGATATGCAAAAACGACAGTAGGGCGTTGACCGCCGTCGGGAACAATCACACATTGAGTGGCAGACAAACCACGCTTTATACGACCGAACAAACGACGGCGCTGACCCTGCCCGCGCGTCCCTGCATACACTGCCGGGAGCACTTCAAAATGAAGCATTTCTCCAAGAATCTCCTCAAGACTCTCAAGATAACTCTCTCTAGAAGTGCGTTTTTCCACGCGTTTTTGAGCCAAGCCACCGCTCTCGGCCGTCATAGAACGGCGAAGAGTGGCCCGATAAGAATTCCAACTCTCCGTAGAACCCTTACGAAACTTATCTTCACGAACTGTAGTACGACCGGACGCATCCGTAGATGCGAATTTGTTCTTCCCCCGAGGCACTCCCAATTGTACCGTGCGGGTAACTTTAGGCGTGGCAAGTACGACGTCATCGTCGCCATCGCCACGTGAACGCTCACCTCGACGCCGATCAGAGGAAGAAACGATGTCTTCGTCAAACCGATCGCCGGACATCTTTCCGTCGATCATCTCTTGACGCGCCATCGTCTTCTCTTTCCCCCGACTGCGTCGGTGAGCATCACGAAGACCGTTTTTGCGACCTTGATTACTAGAGCGCTTATTACGTTTTCCCATATTAAAACCCATGATACATATGAAAAGTGGCCTAAGCCAATCGAACTGGTTTTTACACCAGCAAATATTTTTGTAATATAAATTGTAGAAATATTAATCTAAAACACTACATATACGGTTCCCTTCCGGGAAGCCGATCCGTCCGAGGACGGATACAGCCGCCTCCCGGAAAACCGGTCCGTCTATAGACGGACCGTATCAGTTCTCTTCATAATAGAAGCGAACCGATCAGATTGTCCATAAATATGGACCATCAAAAGATGCTCGAGATCCATTACCTCGAGTACGGACAGCGCTAAAAGCGCTGCAAAAAA